AGAAGAGGACTGAGGCGTGATGTCTGGTGCATTGAAGTCAGCAGCAGGTTCAGGTGCCTTGGACTGGAAACTAGGAGTGAAAGAACCACGTCCTTCAGATTCATCCTCAAAGGATTCATCAACAACAGAACGACGAGTGCTGGTAAGAACACTGTCCAGACGAGACTTCAGTTCTTCATAGGTCTTGAACTGGTCATCAGCAGTGTATGCAGTCAGACTGTACTCCTTCTTCCAGATATTCTCCAGATCGTCATCATCAAAACCGCCCAGAGTGCTGGTACGATCGAATTCAGACTTGTCGTAGTTCCAGTAACCTGCAACCTTAGTGATCTTCAGTTTGAAGTCAGCACCCTTCCAAAGATCGAAAGGATTCACAGGTTGCTCATCCTCAAATGCAGGTTGCATTGCTTCCATGATCTTGTCAAAGATCTTCTTACCGTAGCGGTACAGGAAGACTTTACCTTCGTTCTGTGGGTTGGCAGAATCTTTGACGACATAGATGTTGCTGTAGTAGTTCAGCTTACGCTTCTGCTTACGTGCAGTCTCTTTGTCGGCATCGATGCCAGAGTTCCACAGTTCCCTGTTCAGGTCAGAAACAGGATCTTTCTTACCCAAAGTCGTGAGGGAGTTCTCGATATACCAACCACCAGGACCTTGGAAGGCATGACTCCAGACTTGTGCCCACGGCAGGTCTTCGCCGTCGGGTGCAGGGAGGAAGCGGATGACCGCATAACCGTTACCTGCTTTATCTACCTCAGGTTTCCAAAGACGCTCGTCTGCGCCGCCTTTGGTTTCAGTTTTGTTCAGGTTCTCTGCTTTTGCGAGCAGGTCACCGAAGTTGGACTTTTTGAGGGATGCAAATGACATGTGTTTCTCCGTATTTTGGTGTACTAGTTTGTGTGTTCACTCAAGCTCTTGGATCATGGTTTGAACTTGATCCTTAAGTTTACCATAGAACGAGGGGTTTACGTCTTGTGGGTTCATGCCCAGTAACGAAGCAGATTGTTTAACCTGCGCCAGGAGTTCCTTGGCAGTCGGGTCATCGGACAACGAAATACGCATGAACATACTTTGTTGTACTTCAATGAGTTCAAGCATTTTCTCAAGTTGAAGTTTCTTATCTTGGGGTGAGAGGATTACTCCCATCCTGTTGATCTCGACATACAGTTCCTGCATACGAGAGAGGGACTTCTGTACCTGTTCGGACTTGAAAAAACTACTCATGCGAATTCCCGCTTTATAATACTCCTGTATTTACCACCGTCAATGTTTATGAACGGTGCGTATTTCACTACTTTATTTTGTAGTGGTTTCCACACTACCTCTTCCCTAATAATCTTATCAAAGTGCCCCGTGAAACCGAGGAGTTTGTGGAAGATGGTGAGTGTTTCAAGCGTAATTCTACCACCAAGGTACGCTTTTAGCAAGGGTGGATGGACACTCTTGATACGGAACAGGTCATCGAAGTCCTCTTCCATCTCATGCAGAGTGGCAACGTCTTCACGGAACATGTAGGACAGAGATTCTGTCCTCTTCACGTAGGCAGCATAGTGCTGACCACCCTCCCGTGTGATTTGCCCAACCCATTGACCGCCATCGACAATCAAATTTGAGACAAAGAAATCCCTAAGTTCATGTTCTTTGAACTTTCGGGATAATTTTACAAAGAAATATTTGTCTTTGCGATTGTCGAATGATGTCTGTGATGCCTTGACGGCACCACGGTATTGGAAGTAATCGTATGATTTGGATGTGAAGTGAAGTTTCAAAGCAAGATACATTTTGTAGACTTCAAATCCAGTCACAACGTCAAATACCCCCGTGAGGTTCGTTTCATGAAATTCAACCTTTGAGCATCATACTTTAATTTCTCTTTAAGTGGTTTAGAAATTAACTTATTGATACCATCCAATTCAATGTTCTTGTCTTCACAGAACTGAACAATTGCTTCAATGTAGTTAAGGTCAGAATCTCTGACTATCTTCTCGATCTCCATAGAGAACTTAGAAGCAGTCATGAACTTTTGCTCAAAGACATCATCAATCTTACCATTCGCCATGTGCTTCTCGGTATGCGTCGATGTACTCTTTAAGTTTGCGAGCATACTTAAACTTGTCATAGATTTCAAATACTTGTGCTTCACCAGTCTCACAGGCGATAATCGTTACGAGTTTCTTGACCTTGAGACCTGTCAACTCTTGGAACATTATAGCATATGCACATTCCTGTGCAAAATAGTCTTGAATCCACTCTTCACGTTTGTTCTTAGTGGATGTTTTGAAATCTATAATTGCAAGTTCGCCGTTATGCTCAGCAATACAATCTACACGTCCTGCAAGTTTCAGCGTCTTTGAATACAAAGGCGCTTCTAATGCGTGTATATTATTAATACTATCTATATGAGGTTTAATTAAGTGAAATAAACCCATAGACATCACATCATCCTTGTACTTACTGATATCCTCGTTAGAAAGATACAGTTCTGCAAGTTTGTGTGTTTTATTACCACGAGTAGATGCTCTCTTGGAGATCCTGTTCGCTTCGTCTTCACCAACTTTTCTACGCCACTCCATGATAGATTTTTTCTTGGAGTGTCCGATCACAGTCGTAACAGAAGGGTAGGACATACCTTCTACAGAATAAGTCCTACCCTTTTCAGTTGTTGTTGCAACTAGATCTTTAAAGTTGTGGATGTTTAAGTGCTTAAATTCCAAGGTTCATCTTGCTAATCAAATAAGATTTGACTAGACCAGATCTTACGATATCTTGAACACCAAATTCAATGGAAGAGAACTCATCCATATCATCAATGATCTTCATGAAATCGAGAATTCCATTCTTCTCGTAAGTCTTAGTCAAGTCAGTTTGTGCAGCGTCTCCTGCAAAGATCACCTTAGTATTGACCCCGAGACGAGTGATGATGGAGTCAAGTTCGTGAAAATTAAGGTTCTGTGATTCGTCAATGAAGACGATTGCATTATCAATTGTTGTACCACGGATGAAACTCGTAGACCAGAAAGAGATAGTCTCTTGTGCCTTGAGGTTAGCGTACAACATTTCAAAGGATGCATCATCAGGCATCTCAAACATATACCTTACCATATTCTTGTATGGAATCTGGTACAGGTTGCTCTTGTCGTCATGGTCTCCAGGTAGAAAACCAATCTCTCTAGTCGGAACTAGGGAACGAACAATATACAGTTTATCATACTGTGATTTCTCGTCAAGCACATCCTTTAGGGCAAGGTAGATACTCAAGAATGATTTTCCTGTTCCAGCGCAACCATATAAGAATAAGTTCTTCTCTTTTTGCCACGCATCAAAGACTTCTTCTTGCGTAGGAGTTATCGGTTTGATATTTAAAAGATGTTCTGTCCCAATTGGTTTCCTTCTCATTTGTCTTGCGGTCAGACCGACCATTGTAGGTTGCTTCTTGGATTTTACAGGCATTGGTTAAATTCTGTCGAACTTTGCGTAAGGGTGATGTTTTTTGACGTTGTTTAGACGATCTTTAAAACCCTGTGGGAGTTTATCTTGATAGTCACCGACACCACTGACCGCAGATCCAATGCCTGCGTTCCAGTCTTTATCCCAATCAGGATTGTCCTTTCTCCATTGTTCATACTCAGCAAGAGGCATGAAGAGTTCTTGTGTCTCTCCAGTCTTCAAGTTTTTTACGGGGTAACAAGCCATCAATCAATCCTCAGGGCGGGTTGAATGTCATCACATCCACAGTCATCTTCAGGACAAGTCCATCCGAGTGCTTCTGCAACAATAGGGAATTTGCAGATGAATACACGTTTGCATTCATTCGCAAGGTCCATATGTTCTTTTTGTGTACCGTGTCCAGTACGTAAATCTATATAGTGAATCCAGGACCGTACAGAACCTGTCATGTAAATTTTAGTTGGAGTTGCCAAAGGAAGAACAAAACGAGCACACTCTTTTGCGATTCCTTCATCGAGCATCGTTTGATACAATGCCATGGCATCCTTGAAGTGCTTCTCCATCAATACTTCATACTTCTGCCTAGTTTCATCAGAAATATCGTCAATAGAGTTTTGACGATTTTTGGTGTCTTGCCGACGAAGTTCTGGGAGAGGGATCGTCTCCGCGAGTAGGGAAGAATCAGCATAACGTTGCGAAAACTCTTGATATGTGAACGAACGGTGCCTCAGCACTTGAGCTGCCAGACCCCTTGTAGTGTTCAGTTCCAATGTCATGAATGCTTGCTCAAACACGCTCCAATGCCCATGTTTGATGCAGTATGCCAGGAGACCCGCAACCTTGGGGTTCTCCTGGTTTGCAGGGTTGCTAACCCTTGCCACATAACCCATCATGCGTTCTGCATCAGGGGTTACACTTACTAGTTTAACTTGCATTACCAAATCCAGTTCTTTCTTTGAATCTATTCCACTTCTTTATTCTAAGCGATTTCTCTACATAACGCAACTGCATACGGAAGTACAACAGTTCGTCTGTAGAGAATTGCTCAGGATGTTTTAAAGCAGACTTAATTAATTTTCTTTGCTCTTTGAAGCGCATTGTACTG